GGGCGCTACGTTACCCGCGATGAATTTAATTCAGCGTTAGGCCAAGTGTTCGCAAAACTTGACACCATTCGAGATCTTGTAAGCCAGAAAGCAGACCGGCGATGAAAGAGAACTATCCACAGGCGCTTAAGCAGGTTCTCAAATATGAGGGCGGCTACGTTGACCATCCAAAAGATCCAGGCGGTCCGACGAATAAGGGCGTTACGCAAGCAGTCTATGATACTTGGCGAAAATCAAAAGATCTCGCAACGCAAAGTGTCCGTAACATCAGCGATTCAGAAGTTGCGACGATTTACAAGAACCTATACTGGGATCGTATTTCTGGAGATTATTTGCCCAGTGGCGTTGATTTTGCTGTGTTCGATTATGCAGTAAACAGCGGCGTTTCTCGCGCGTCTAGGACGTTGCAATCAATTGTTGGCGTTACGCAAGACGGCGTGATTGGGCCTGAAACTATTGAAGCGGCTAAAACTTATGTTGCGATGGCGGTGACAAATAAACGTCTGGCGTTCATGCAGTCCCTGTCGATCTGGTCTACGTTTGGCAAAGGCTGGGCTGCGCGTATCGCAGACGTTAAAGCGCAGATCGTAGCGCTATGCGGATAATTTTACTTTGCCTTTTATTGTCTGGCTGCGCGCCGGCTAAATATATTTTTGACTGCACAGTCACTCAACCAAGGAACTGTAACTGATGCTTAAGAACTGGAAAACCACCATCCCAGGAATCATCACGCTCGTTGGCGTTCTTTTCAACGCTTGGCAGACCAAGACGGTTGATTGGCCTTCGCTTCAGGCTGCGTTAATTGCTATTGGTCTTATCGGCGCTAAAGATTTTAACGTCACGGGCGCATGACCACCGCAATTTTAATTGGCTTATTTTTAATGGTGCTTTACGGCGGCGTTAAAATGTTAATTGCTGACGCTTATGATCGAGGCCGGCGCGAGGAAGTCGTGCGTCGCATGGATCTTGCGGCTAAATTAAAAGAAAGACAGACCAATGTCGTTATGGCCCCTAAAACCGTTGACGATACTATCGCTGATCTCGACGGCGGCACTTTCTAGCTGCCAGACAGTCAGGGAAGGATCTTGTCCTCCCCTGACTCAGTATTCAGTCGCTCAACAACGCGCTGTTGCCGCTGAACTGCGGCGGCTCCGTGGAACCGAAACGGCTCAGTTTATCATCGATTACGGCAAGCTCCGCGCGGCGTGTAGACTTTAGCGGCTCGGTCTTAGCTGGTCTTAGCTCAGTCCGTTTCTTGTATCCGATGTTCGCGCCGGTATCAGCTTTCTGCGCTATGTAGTCCGCAGCAAACTGCGCTGCAAACGCTTCATAGTTCATAGCGTCTACGCGGCTATCAAGATGCGTAGGATCATTAAAAGCCCGCGCATTCTTAACGCAAACCATAATAATCGCCACTTCAAACGGATGGATGTCGCGCCCCAATCGCAACGATGCCAAGTCCGCTATAAGCTGGAAATTATTTTCGATGCCGCCATACGTCTCACCGCGCTCGGCGATGATATCAGCGGCCTGTCTTAGAAGATCGGTAGGTGTAGGCATCTTTCAACAATTCCTCTCTTTCGCGCAACACTCGCAGAATGTTGTAGCGTTGATGCAAGCGGGTCATAATAAAAGCGCGCCGCCCATTCGCGCGTTCATCCTGAAGCAGATCGTAGATCTCCTTCTCGGATAAATCGGGTAATTTCTCATTCAGTTCATGCCAGTGCATAATTCCTCCAACGCCAGTTCGGACATGGAGCGCTTGTCTTTCAGCGCTGTTTGGATCTTTTCATCGATGGTGTTAGCACAAATAATATTGTAACACCAGACATCTTTTGTTTGTCCGCTGCGATGCAAGCGTCCGATGGTTTGCTCATACAGTTCTAGTGACCACGGCAGCGACAGAAAGATGATCTTGTTGCCGCCATGTTGCAGGTTCAGTCCATGACCGGCGGATTTAGGATGTATCGCTAATAGCTCTGTTTCGCCTCTGTTCCACTTGTCCACAGCCTGTGGATCGTCCATAGTGGAGAGTTGTGGATAACATCTTTTAAGTTCTGCTAACTCTTCTTTGTAGTTGTAAACGATGATCGTGTTTGCTCGTTGATTCTCTTCGAGTATTTCATCCAACAGATCAAACTTATGGGATCCGATCCATTCCGGCTTATCCAGTCCGTAAATGAAGCCGCCGGCAAGTTGCTGAAGCTTTTGCGTAACAACCGCCGCCGTTGGAGCGCTGATGGTCTGATCAAGTTCAAGGACAAACTCCCTCTTCATAGCGTTGTAGTGCGTCATGTCCATTGTACAACGCATGTCAACGACATGCAGCTCCGGCAGCTTGTCCTTATACTCGCCAGCCTCTAGCACATATGTCGCCGGCTTGATCGTCGCCATCACGCTTGGCAGCGCGTTAGGTAATGGCACCCATTGTTGATATTCGCGGTTTAGACAGTAAAAATACTGTTGCAGGAACGCGCCTTTGCTACGGCCTAGCAGCTTCTGATCAACGACCTTGCACTGGCCGAACACGTCCTCCAGGCCGTTAGACGTAAACGAACCGGTCAAGCCCCAGCGTATATGGAAGTTGTCAAGGATCTTTAACAGGTGTTTAAAACGCTTGCCGCTTGGATTTTTAAGACGCGTCAGCTCATCGAAGACAACAGCGTCAAAGCCGGCGGGATCTATAGACGGGATGTTGTCATAGTTGGTTACGACCACATCCGCTTCGCTTTCAAACGCTTCTCGGCGTTGCGCTGGCGTGCCAACAGCAACGGCGATGGGCATCTCAGGAGCCCACTTCGGCCCTTCTACAGGCCACACGTCGGTGCACACGCGCTTGGGCGCGAGCACTAACCAGCGCTGCACAAAGCCCTTTTCAAGCATATCGCGCATAGCTGTTAATGTTATTGCAGTCTTCCCCGCGCCTACTGGCGCAAGGATCATGGCGCGGTTTTTACAGAATAAAAAATCCGCTGCTTCATCTTGATATGGTCGTAATTTCATTTTGTATATTCAAGATCATTAACAAGTTTGACAATAAACGCTGAAAGATCTTCAGCAATCATGGCGTATCTACGATCCGCTAAAAGATTTTGAGGCCCACCTTTTGTATATTTGTTTATATATTTAAGATCTGCCTGAACTACTTTAGCGAGGATCATTTTGGTGAATGTTTCTTGATAGTCTCTAGCGCCCATCGGTCTACTTGCTCCCTATTCCACAAACACGCGTATTTTTGATTCATACGCTTCATGTCTTGTGCAAACACTTTCTGAAGCGCCGACAACTTGCCGCCGCTCGTTTTCAATTCGATGAACCATGTCTCGCCATTAGGCAGACAGACAATCCTATCTGACACCCCACGATGCGATAGCGAATTGAATTTATAGGCTTCTCCGTCCATAGCGCGGACGGTTTTAACCAAATATTGCTCGATTTCTGATTCGTTCATAAAAAAGTTATTGCATAGCCAAAAAAAGTTGTCTAGTGTGATTCGCATAAGGGAGACATTAAATGGCACATTCTACTATCGTTGGGGGTTCTTCAGCAAAGCGCGTTATTAATTGCCCTGGCAGTGTTGCATTAGTTACTAAAGTTCCGCCCAAGCCGTCGTCATCATACGCTGAAGAAGGCACGTTCCTGCATGAATGCATGGAGCGTATACTTAACGGCGAATCAATTATTACGTTTACCGACGCGACTGAGGAACAGCTCAATGAGAAATTACGGCCTGCATTCGCGGCGCTCGATGAGATCGATCCAGACGGAAAGCTTGAGTTCCAGACCGAAGTTCACGTCGCGTTTCCTGAACCATTGCAGGAAGTATTCGGGTCTTGCGACGTTGTGGGGCGTCGCGGTGATACTGCTATTATTCTTGATTGGAAGTTCGGCAGCGGCGTCTGGGTTGACGCAGAAGAAAACGATCAGCTCATGTTCTACGCAGCCGCAGCTATGCACACAGAGAGCTGCCGCTGGGCCTTTGAAGGCATCAGCAAAATCGAGTGCATCATCGTCCAGCCCCCTCACGTCAAAATCTGGCAAACAACCCCAGGACGCATCAAAAACTTTGAGCGTGAATTGGTGCGTGCTATTCATTCTGCCATGCGTGAAGACGCCCCTCTAAACAAGGGTGATCATTGTCGCTGGTGCGCTGCCAAAGCTATCTGTCCTTTGATGAATGGCGAAGCTAACCGCGCCGTAAAGACGCAACTTGATAACCTGCCGGATCTTTCAGATGCTCTTAAACTTGCTGATTTACTTGAGCCGTGGATTAAAGATGTGCGAGAGCTTGCTCTTCGCGCTATGGAAGAAGGAAAAGAAATCGCAGATTTTAAACTGGTCACAAAACGAGCAACACGCCAATGGGTTGATGCTGAAGGAGCGCGAGAAGCTCTTGAGCAAATGGGACTGGATATGTCGGAATTGATGGAGACGAAGCTCTTATCGGTAGCGCAAGCGGAAAAGGTGTTGAAAAAGCACAAGCTCGCTTTACCGAAAGATCATGTTGTGTCCATCTCATCGGGCAACACAATCGCGCCAAGGACTGATCCAAGGCCGGCTGTGTCGCAACTCGGCCAGGATCTTCTGGCTTTTAGCAAAATGGAAAGATGACAAAATGACAGACTTTGCAAACTTACCTGCGGTAGCCGATTTAGCATCAGCTCTCGAAAAGTTCTCAGCGGGTTCAACGCTGGGCGCTAGAGAAGTGTATCTAAAGATGGACAAAACAGGTCACTGGGTCTACGGCGCAGATCAGACAGAGATCGAGCCTGACTCACTGTGGGCTATCAACCCGTTCTCTTTTGTTGAGGGCTACGTCTGCTGGGGCGCGCAAAACACGCCTAGCATGGGTAAACTCCTCGGCGAGGTAATGGTGCCACTAGGTAAAGATAGGCCCGCTATGCCTGAAGATATTCCTGACTCTAACGGCTGGGAAGAACAAGTAGGTATATCGCTGCAATGCATCAGCGGTAATGATAAAGGATTGGTGGCGCGCTATTCGACTAAGACTAAAGGCGGTGTGCCTGAAGTTAAGCGCATAGCGTATGAGACGGGCATGAACTACAAGACCAACCCGTTGACGCCTGTGCCAATCGTTAAGTTGAAAAGCGCACACTACAATCACGTTGGCGGTTATGGACGCATCTATAACCCAGTGATCGAGATTGTTAAGTTCGTGAGTAACGATAAAGAGCCTACGGTCGAAGAGGTAGCAGAAGCTCCAGTTCGTCGTCGCAGAGGTTAATGAGTCGGGGCGCGTAAAGCGCCCCTTCTTATCTCAGGAGAAATCAAATGTTGTTTGTGCCTGCCTATTGGCCGTTCTTTAAGAGCGGCGAACTGAGACGCTTTGACTATACCGCACCCGACACACCTTCGTTTACGTCTGTGTTTAGTTACGACAAGGGCAGCGACAGCATGCTCTACAATAACTATGACAGCGCTGGGACGTGGCTGAACAAATGGTTCTATCAATATCGTCCTGGCTTTGGTGTCGCTGAGTGGCGCGATGATTATCCCAAAGGTAAGAAAGTTGTTCTCAACCCGCCGATAGGCTGGGGCGAGTTTCAGGAAGTTGGATCTGATTATATTGACTATCCTAAGTTTGATTTCTTTAAATGCTGGCCGCCCGCCGCAAGCAATGGTGTGCAGATCGTGCATTTTGAAGAGCACATATCGCAGATCAATGTGATGGGCGTGTATTACCAAGACGTGATCCAGTTCACTTATCTACAGAACTGGAATGGTAAGCCAGCAACAGGCGCACGTTACTGGATGGCGCTTGGCGTTGGGCCTATCAAGACGCAGTTCTTAACGCAAGACGCTAAAGATCCAACAAAGATAGAGGAATCAGTCGTATGGGACGCGAAGATCACGACCGTGAACTAAGACTAAAGCAACTGATGGGCGACTTACTGTTCACCATTAAAGAATACTCAGACAAAAACGAGAAACCAGATGAAATACTTTTTGTTCTTGACCGCATCGTTGACGCTTATCGCACAGCCTTTGAAAGCACAAGAAGTGGAGACGACGCAGCGTTTTACTGAAATGAACTACGGCGAACAGACTTTCATCTATGATCGCAACGGGCGCATGGTCGCTGCGGGCGTAGGCGATGAGTATGGCATGTATTACAGCAACCGCTACGGCCAGACTATCGGCACAAGATATGATGCGCCAAAATGATCTGGCTCGACTTTGAAACGCGCAGCGAGTGCGATCTAAAGACGGCGGGCGTATATAACTACGCTCGTCACCCATCTACGCAAGTGCTCTGTATGTCCTACGCCATAGACGATGGGCCTGTACAGACGTGGCGTCCTGGGCAACTCCTGCCTGTGCTCACAACACAGATCCGCGCACATAACGCAGCGTTTGAACGTCTGATCTTCTGGCATGTGTTAAAGCAACACGTCCCGCTTGAACAGTTCTATTGTACCGCGACGCAAGCGCGAGCAAACTGTGCGCCAGGAAGCTTGGAAGACATGGCGCGTTTTGCTGGCACAGACATGCGTAAAGATCATCGAGGCAATTATCTCGTTCGTAAATTATGCATCCCGCCATTCAGTGATGATGTGCGATTAATGCAGGAACTGATAGAATATTGTGAGCAAGACGTGCGTACGATGCGCGCGGCATCTAAAGCGATGCGGGAACTAACAGATGATGAGCTGGCAGATTATCATATTAATGAGCGTATCAATGATCGCGGCGTCTTGGTTGACGTACCTTTATGCCAAGCAGCGGTTCGATTCGCGGCTGATGAATTACAAGAAATCGAACGCATCGTTCGTGAGGTTACGAATGGCGAGATCACGTCAGTCAGAAGCCCTAAGATGCGACAATGGGTTCAAGATCGTGTTGGCCCCGCAGCCCTCAAGCTCATGGAGCGAGACGACAAGTATAGTATCGATAAGACGGCGCGTGCAAATCTATTGGCGATGGACGATCCTGAAGAAGTGCCGCCAGATGTCGCCGATGTTATACAGTGCGCTGATGATCTTTGGGCGTCTTCTGTAGCAAAGTTCAAGCGCCTATTTGATCTTGCCGGCGAGGATCACCGCGTCCGTGGCGCGTTTGTATTTGCGGGCGGCAGTGCAACAGGTCGCGCTAGTTCTTACGGCGCGCAGGTGCATAACTTTACGCGCGTCTGTGCAGAGGATCCCGACGCTGTACGCCATGCGATGGTGCGCGGTCATAAGATCGTGCCTAAGTTCGGTAAGCGCGTCACTGATGTGCTCAAAGGTATGTTACGCCCAGCGATGGTTCCGGCGCGCGGGCATCAGTTTGTCGTTGCAGATTGGTCGTCCATAGAAGCCCGCGTTACTCCGTGGTTGTCCATGAATGGCGATGACAAGCTCGCGTTATTTAACACTGGACAAGATGTGTATAAGTTCAACGCGTCAAAAACTTTTGGCTGTGCCATAGAAGATGTGACAAAAGACCAACGCCAAGTTGGTAAAGTTCAAGAGTTAGCATGTGGGTTTGCCGGTGGCATCGGCGCGTTTGCTGCGATGGGTCGTGTATACGGAATCAATATGCCGGAAGACGAAGCCAGACGTATGGTAAACGCCTGGAGACTCGCAAATAAATGGTCTGTGCCGTTCTGGAATGAAATCGAGCTTGCATATACACGGGCGTTAGCTCGTCAAGGCGAAATATTTAGCGCCGGTAAAATTAAATACTTGTTTCGTGGTGAGCATCTTTGGTATGCTCTCCCTTCGGGTCGCGTTCTTTGTTATCCCTATGCGCGGTTTGAAGATGACGAAAGCATAACCTATGCAAAGGCATCTTGGAAACCAGCCGCAGACGCAAAGGAATGGCCCCGTGCACGGCTATGGCGTGGGCTTGCATGTGAGAATGTAACCCAAGCAGTTGCAAATGATTTATTAAGGTACAGTCTACGAAATTTAAATAATGTTGTGCTTCATGTTCACGATGAAATAGTTGTCGAAACAGACGAACCAGAAATAGCAAGGGAGGCTATGGTTCGTGTGATGACAACGCCGGCGGATTGGGCGGTTGGATTACCGCTTGCAGTAGAAGCTAATATTATGGGGCGATATGGAAAATAGAATCCTTGACTATGTAGTCGGACTTGCGGAAGCAGGCGAGACGCCGCTCATAGTGCGGCAAGTGCCAATAGTGCGTAATAACGTACATCTACAGCATTTAGATGGATCGTATAAATATACTTGGCCCGCTTATCTTCCTACGCATAAGCGCAAGAAAGGCGAAGCTTGGTATATTAACACAGGTTCTTTTATTATCGAGCGCTTTAAAGACGGTAAGGTTAGCGCCGCATCTGCTAATTGCGAATATGTGCTCTTTATGATGTTGGATGACATCGGCACGAAAAGCAAAACGCCGCCGCTTGAGCCTACGTGGATAGTAGAGACAAGCCCAGATAATTTTCAATGGGTTTATGCATTCAGAGAACAACCAACAACAGGAGAATATTGTGCAGCTATTACAGCGCTGGCCGCAGCCGGTTATACCGATCCAGGCGCAACTAATGCTGTGCGTAATTGCCGTCTGCCTGGTTCAGTTAATTTAAAACCTGGGCGTGATGCATTTGAGTGTAAAGAGATCTCTTTTAACCCAAAGCTAGACTACACGTTACAAGAGATATGCGACGCATGTGGCGTTATACCGTTAGAGGCAAACACAGCTACCTATCGATCCGTTAAAGTAGAAGATAACGGCGTTGATAATGTAATGACATGGCTCAACGAGCAAGGTCTTGTCTTATCGCGTCCTAATCCAGAAGGCTGGATGGGCGTAGTCTGCCCTAACAATGCAGCGCATACAGACGGTCAGATCGAGGGTCGGTATAGACCGCTGGATCGTTCTTATTGCTGCATGCACGCCCACTGCGATCACATCAACAGTGAAGCGTTTCTTAAATGGGTCGCTGATAATGGTGGGCCGCGCGAGCATCAAGGCATCAGAGGCGAGCTTATCACTGCCGAATTTAAAGCGATGCATGAAGCGATAAAGCCTAACGAATTTTTCCCTGACGTAGCATCTGAGCGCGTCGCGCAGGTAGAGCGCGAAGAGGCCGGACGCGTTGAGCGCGGTGACTGGTATGAGCGTTTTGCGTATATCGTGGATGATGACGCATATTTTGACCTTACGACGCGCAACGAGATCTCGCGTAGTTCTTTCAATGCTATCTTTCGGCATATCAGTTGCGTCTCAGTGCATAACGCCAAGCGCCGCATCGAGGCATCTGTGTGCTTTGATGAAAATCGCCAAGAGCACAAGGCAAAACTATTGAAAGGTCTAACCTATGCGGCAGGCGAAAAGATCTTGGTGCATAAAGATAATGAAGTCTATGGCAATAGATGGCGAGACGCTCGACCGATTTTCACCAGAACAAGCAGAGATATATCACGCTTTACTGCCCATTGTGAACGGTTGGTGCCAGATCAAGGCGAACTCGATCATTGCTACGACGTTATGGCTTTTAAGCTCCAAAACGCAGACGTTAAAATAAATCACGCCGTCTTGCATGGTGGCGATGAAGGCTCCGGCAAAGACACGATGTGGGCACCATTCATCTGGTCAGTGTGCGGCCCGAACAATCACAACAAAGGTATTATAGACAACGAAAGCTTGTCGTCGCAGTGGGGCTACCAGCTTGAGAGCGAGATCTTGATCCTCAACGAGCTGCGCGAGCCGGAGGCCAAGGAGCGCCGCGCGCTAGCCAATAAGCTTAAGCCTATTATTGCTGCGCCGCCTGACATGCTGCCGATCAACCGCAAGGGTCTGCATCCGTACAACATGCTCAACCGTGTGCTTGTGCTCGCCTTCACCAACGATCCGATTCCGATCTCTATACCGTCGCAGGATCGCCGCTGGTTCTGTGTGTGGTCAACAGCGCCGCGCATGGCTCCAGATGAGGCCCGCGAGATGTGGGACTGGTATCATGCCGGCGGCTTCGAGGCCGTCGCCTCCTGGCTTTACGCGCGCGATGTTAGCCGCTTCAACCCTGCCGCCGCTCCTCCTATCACTGACTTCAAGCTCTCGCTCGTTGAGCATGGCATGAGCATGGCTGAGAGCTTTATCGTTGAGATGATCAGAGGCCGCAAGGGCGACTTCGCCTTGGGCGTTATCGCTGGGCCTTTCCATGAGATGTGCGGGCGCTTGAGCGTCCAGGCCGGCAATGGGGTCAAGGTGCCGCAAGCCGCGCTCCTCCACGCGCTCAAGGAGGCCGGCTGGGTAGACTGCGGTCGCCTTCACTCAGGTAAATATCAAACCAAGCGCCACGTCTTTTGCGCGCCGAACATGCTTCAGCATAGCAAGTCAGACTTGCGTAATATGTGCGAACCAACCCCAACCCCGAACCTACAGGTGGTCAAATGAAACCTGGCGCTATGCATGCCCTTAAAGATCCATCACGCCTCACCAAGGCCGAAGAGAAAATTTATGAGCTTATGCAACAGGGTTTGACGGGTAAAGAGATAGCTGAGAGAATAGGGTCTGGAGGTGCGGGGGCTATGAACTGCCGCATCAAGGTTATACGTGAAAAGATTGCTGCGCGCCTTATGCCTACTGGTTAGGGTCACTTTTTTATGGCTGCTTTTCATTTGGTTCTTTATCGAGAGCCGAAAAAGGGTTGAGTAATGGCTGACGAAGTAAATGAACTACTTGGCAGGGTATCCAGAGAGCGCTATTCGAGCAAGAAAGCGCTCAAAGATCTGCCGGAGCCATCCTTTCTGGATGATCTTAACTTTATGTACCAATACAACTTCGTCCCGCGATATAACGCACTCGCCGCGCGCATGTTCGGGCCTGGGCCGTCCTACAGTGATCCTTTAACGAGCCGTGAGCGCTCGCCTGTAGGGTTTATGGGCGACATGCCTACTCAGGCCACCCCCGCCCAGCCAATGGCCCTGAACGCCTTCGTCTTTAATCCTATGCGCGCCTATCCGCGATATTATACCGCTAGCGAAACCTCCAATGAAGGCGTTAAAGGCCCAAGCAAGTTTATGGAAGGTTTTGCCTATCTAGGCAATGACGTTCCTTCAGGCTTCATGGATATGACCTCGGGGCGCTATCCAGGCTTTGTAAGATAAAAGCCCTCTAGCTATGGGGGCAGCTAGAGGGCAGGAGGCTTGCAATACGGCCAAGGGAGGAGGCCATGAGCCACACCCTAACGCATCACGATAAACGCTACAATACCTAAAATTGAGAGCGTTAAAATCAAAAGAGCATGTCCATGTATTGGACTACTTCCGCTTCCGTCATGTCTTTACCTTTAGACCATTTAGTCCAAAATTGCCATAGCGGCTTGTTTACAATCTCGCATGGTTCGTCGCGGGGGATATCGGGTATGGTGCACTGGAGCGCCTCATATTGCTCTTGAAAATATTCTTTCATTTTAGACATAGAAGTACCTCAATGATTGTTGTTACTAATATTACAAATGCCGATTCTTCGTTCTTCATATCTGATTCCACTTATTATGGTTGTATGGTCGCGTTTAAAGACGCGCGCTATTTGTGTGTAGGTCTTGTCGGTTTCTTTGTGCGCGCGATACATGGCCTTGCGGCGCACTGCTATAACGCGCAGGGTGTTGTTGTAGTCTATGAGGGTTTCATAACTTAACCCCGCCGCTTTCGCCTCCTCCGATATTATTTGTTTGATTGTTTTCATCGGTCGCCTTCATATTAAATGCAAAATTAAGAGCGCTTGCTACTGTCGCCAATGCGCGCAAGTCTGCCTGTTGCACATACAGGCGCATGATCGGCGTTTCTTTAGCGTCGCACTTATAGATGATGACGCAGCTAGTCTTATCGGTCTTTATGGGCTTTGCTTTCATGCGCCCAGGATGATCGCAAAATAGGTCAAGGTGTAGCATTTTTTAATCTTTCTAGTTCTTCTTCTAGTTGACCATTCCGCTGAGATAAAGCCATTACAAGATCGTGTAATTCCCTATACCGAAAGTCTTTTCTCTCTTGTAATATTTGATCATTGTATGATCGTTCTAGATCAGCGTTACGCTCCTCTGCGGCTATTGCGCGGGCTTCTATCTCGATAGGCTTTGAATAATCTTTTTCCATCTCTGCCATGTTATATTTTAGTTGCGCGTTTTCTTGTTTTACTTTCTTTAACTCGCGCAATAACAAGATAGGCTTGTTAAGTTGGTTTATAACATCATCGATAGGATCAGTTTTTCGCATGACGCAACCTTTTCAATTCTTCTTCTAGTCTGCCATTACGTGCGGACAGCTTTGTTATTATATCTTCCATCTCATCCACGTTGCCGTATTTGCTGTCCCAATAAGTAAGGAACTCTCTTAAATTTGCGTTCTCTTGCCGTAGTTTTTTTAACTCGCGCAATAGTAAAATAAGATCATTTAGTTCATGGATTTTAGTATCTATTGGATTAGTTTTTCTTAGCGCGCGCATGGATTTCCCCTTCTATCAATTCGCGTCTTGTATCGTCACCCTCACCCTGTAACATCAGCTCAAGCGCTGGGGTTGATAGGCGATAAAGTAAACATAGAAAGTCATACATGATCAGCCTCTCTCTATTAGGTAAAGTATGGTTATAATGGCGGCGGGTATAGCTAGGCTAACGCTCGCCGCTAGCCCTATTAGGTAAAGCGCTTGCTTCATATGTCCGCCTCATATGCTGCGTCCATTTCACAGGCTTCAAGCAAATGCTCATCGTCTATTAGCGCGGCATATATCAGTTTATAAAGCCAGTGGTCTTGCGATAGGTTGAGCGCTGGGACGCCCGCTTTAATGCTGTTTAATGTTATCGACGTGATATCGATATCAGTAATCCAGGGTTCAAAAATCCCTACATCGGGTTCCGCTTTTGCTATGTTATAGTCTACGTCAATCTCGCCCGCGACCATGACGGAATAGTTTTTGATTAGCTCAAGCTCATCGAAGTAATATGTAAATTTCATTTTATCCCCCTTAGTCGTTTTCAGCCGATCGTTCCCAGTCATACCGCGCGCTATGTTGGCGCTCTGCTTCATTGTCGTACTCTTCTTGCATAGTGTGCAAGGCGTCGATTAGATGCCACGGCAAGGGCGCGGGTTGATTGTTTAATATCTTTATGAGCGCCTCGACCGCTTCGTGTTCTAGTGATAGCTCGATCATTTTAGCATCCCCTTCAATTCGGCTTTAATTCGGCGCGCATGCTCGCCGCGCCACGTCGAGGCGTTACATAAAAAATAGCGAACAATTGATTCGCCGCTATCATAACCATAGGGTTGATTAATATCGTCTAAAGTTTGCATGGCGCGAATATATGGTATCGCGCCAAAGTATGGGCTTTCCCAATATTTTCTAATCTCGCCCGCTATCTCTCTTAGTGTTCTCATAATATAACCCCTTCTTGTATTGCGACGCGCATTGCACGTATTGCTTCCGGCGTTACCGCGCCGCCATGTTTGACGGAACCTTGCTTAAACCGCATGCCGAACAAGCGACCGCGCTCATATGCCCATTGTTCATTTAGTGTTGAGCCTGCGTCATAATTAAACGGTTTACCTTCTCGCGCCTCTTTAACGCCGCGATTGAATAGCGCGGTCTTCATAACCGATTTAAAAGAGACCGTTGACGTTTTGACTTGCTGAATCATTGCGAGCGCGCCCCCTTAAATAGCATTTTATGCCTTGGCCCCCAGGATGTGATACAATCATCAGCAACCCACAAATAAAGGCCTGTGAATATTAAATTCAATTCGTCATTGTAGAATGGCCCATTGTGCCATGCGTCAAAAGTACTCATTATGCCGCCCTCCCTACTCTGAACCCGTGCAGATTAATCACGATATCTTTTTTACTATTGCTGCTATTGCCGGCGCATAGCCCGCACTTGTCGCAAGATGTGCGCGCCCCGTTTTCTTTAGCTGCAGGGCAACCAATTTCATTTGAGGCTTTAACGTCTTTAGATTTTTTGGCTCTAAATGTGCGCCATCCGCAAGCGCTTGCTAGCAAATGGTCGCTCTCGCTCTCACAGCTAGCCATACATAGCAGCGCGAAAGCCTGGAAACGCGGGTCTCGCCATTGGTGGCTATAGCCTGTGATTTTTTTAGCTTTTAACGTCGCGGCGCGCCAAATCTGGAACGGTACAGCAGCAGGGTCGCCATAGGTGCCAAGGCGAAAAGCGCTCCCGTCGAATAGCGCGGGCAATAGCGCGGGATCATAATCCACGCCAGGGCGAGCATAGCGCTTGCGCTCATAAGCGCCATAAACACTATAAACGCTCTTTGCTACGTCAACGTAGCATTTACCGCCTTTGAATGGTCGCTGGGGGCAATCGCCGCATATGCTAGCGTCGCGACCGTCTTTTAATGCAGCTATCGGATTGACATCGGCGCGAATAATAAAAGTCTGAACCATTGCGCCGGTCTTAGCATTGGCGCTAGCCACGCCTATGCGGTTTGCAATAGCCACGATAGGTGCGCCATCGATAGCGCTTGGCCCTTCATATAATATAATGCCGGTAAATTGATTGCGCTTTAACGCAAGGCGCAAGGCGTTTAAATCTTGTATCATTTTACTTTCCCTTCATTAGGACAAATAGACAGTAGGACACTAACACAGTTTTTTTGTTAGTCAATAGGCTCTATTACCAGTGTGCTTCCGCGGTGCAGGTTCGCATAGCGTATGCCGATCTCGATGGCTTCCTCGCGTGTGGCGCATATGCCGCTTTCGACTAGCGCGTGATATTTATTTAATACTTGGAATGTATACATGGCTTAGTTTCCTAGTTTAACGAGGCCAAAGCAATCGTCATTCAGGCTATGGTAAAGATCAGCATTTTTGAGCGCCGATAGATAACCCGCGAAAGCCCGCGCGCTCATCTCATCGGGGCGCGCGTTATCGAGATATACTAGGCCCCAACGTGTTCCGTCAGGGCGCTCTTCCTCTCGCTCTGCACATGCGCGCAAGGTAACAAGTAGAAGCTTTGCAGTGGTTGATAACATTATCTTGTCTCCTAAGATGAGAGGGGCGCGCAAGCGCCCCGTTTTGCGTCAAGGCCAAAGAACGATTGACCAGTATAAGAATAATCCTTCGTTCTGATTCTTGATTTTATCCGCGACGTAATAGCGCCAGTTGCTTTCGTGATACATGGTCATGCCCTTTTGTGTTTTGATGATTAGACTTTAACACAGTTTTTTTGTTAGTCAATAACTTTTTTGGCAAAAGCAAATTATTTTTGTTTGTTGGTCTTGTTTGGTCATGTTTTGGTTATTGTTTTGGGGTTGAATGACCCAAACGTAAGCGACTAATATTGCGGGCTAAAGTGGCAAGCTTGGTCTTATTGGTCTTTTTTATATTAACTAGTTAAAAAAAAAATAATGTATACATATATATGTAGGTGTGTATACAATCCTCCATATTTGGCGCGATTTTTTTCCGATGACCAAAAGACCAAGATGACCATAAGCCCCCTCTCTGCTACGTCATTCTCTCCCCATGTTTACATTCTCCCTGGTAGACGTGTTGACAATCTCCAGGCGAGCACGAATGCGACCTTGAAACACATGACCAAAATGACCAAGACATTTGTCGACAATTGAATGACAACTTAGTTTATGTAAACATGTTGACATTGGTTTACATTCAGTTCAGTTTACATTTGTCTACATTGACTGATTGTATACGGGGGGTCTGGGCCTTGGGGAAGGCGGGAAATCGTGGGCAGGGATTACTCAAACTTTTTTTTATTTTAAAAATGTGCTAATAAAGATTCTATGTTTGAAAGTTTGCCATACGAGCCTCGTAAAATAGAGGCCACAGAGAAGAATCTCGAACTGATCTACGAGGCCGCGCGTAAAGGACTCAAGGGCGACGCGCTCGCGTTAGCTGCCGGCATGCTGCCGGTTGAGTATCGCCGGCTGGTGCAGTTCGATCCTATTGCTGAGTATGCGGAGATCAAAGGCCGCGCAGACGGCGAGATGGAGATGACCGGCGTCTTACGCACAGCCGCGTTAAACGGCGACACTAAAGCAGCGCTCGACATATTGAAGCATGTGCATAAGTGGACTGCGCCGCAGTCGATGCAGATCCAAGTCGAGCAACGCATATCTATCTTAGCGGCGCTTGAAGAAGCGCAGACCAGAGTTATTGAAGGGCAGGTATTGGATGCAAGTGCCGATTTACTCAGCGGAAGAAGAACAGAAGCTGATGGCAACGCTCTGGAGTCCGACGCTCAAGAACGACCCGCTCGCGTTCGTGCGACTGGCCTTCCCGTGGAAGAAGCCTGGGACACCGCTTGAACACTTCGAAGGCCCGCGCCAATGGCAGCGCGAGGTTCTGATCGAGCTGCGCGAGCACATCAAAGCGAACAACGGCAAGATAGACTTCGAGACATTGCGGCTTGCAGTCAGTTCAGGGCGCGGAATTGGTAAGTCCGCCCTCGTAAGCTGGCTAACAATCTGGATGCTGACGACACGAATAGGTTCTACCACAATAGTTTCAGCCAACTCAGAAGCGCAGCTCCGCAGCGTCACTTGGGCTGAGATTACCAAGTGGTTGAGTATGTCGATACACAGTCACTGGTTCGAGGTGTCCGCGACGCGGGTGCTACCGGCGAAGTGGATAGCGGAGTTGGTCGAACGAGATCTGAAAATGGGAACGCGCTATTGGAGCGTAGAAGGGCGGTTGTGGAGTGCAGAAAATCCAGACTCTTACGCTGGCGTGCATAACTTCGCGGGTGTCATGTTGGTATTCGATGAGGCGAGCGGAATTGATGATAGTATCTGGTCAGTTGCAGCGGGCTTTTTTACGGAAAATACCCCTAATCGCTTTTGGTTGTGCTTCAGCAACCCCCGTCGTAACTCTGGTTACTTTTATGAGTGTTTTAACTCCAAGCGAGACTTTTGGCGAAATAAAATTGTCGATGCCAGATCTGTCGAAGGCACGGATAAAGCCGTCTACCAACAGATCATTGACGAGTATGGCCCCGACTCCAGCGCCGCGCACGTCGAGGTCTACGGTCAGTTCCCCAACGCGAGCGACGACCAGTTCATCGGAAACGCGCTGGTTGACGAGGCAATGGAACGTCCCGCTATATCCGACCAGTCCGCGCCCATCGTGGTCGGAGTGGATCCAGCACGCTTTGGTGCCGACGCTACCGTAATAGCGATACGGCAGGGCCGCGACATCATCGGGATCAAACGCTACAGAGGCGACGACACGATGGAAGTTGTTGGACGAGTGATAGATACAATAGAGGAATACAAACCAGCCTTGGTCGTGATCGACGAGGGCGGACTCGGCGCAGGCGTGGTGGATCGGCTGAAGGAACAACGCTACAAGGTGCGCGGCGTAAACTTCGGCAATAAGAGCACGAAGCCCATGATGTATGGAAACAAGCGCGCTGAGATGTGGGGCGCGATGAAAGACTGGCTGAAAGACGCAAGCATACCGAAAGACAGGTATCTGAAGTCAGACCTCATCGGGCCTATGATGAAGCCGGACTCGAAGGGGACGATATTCTTAGAGTCCAAGAAAGACATGAAGTCGAGAGGTCTAGCCTCACCTGACGCAGCGGACGCTATCGCGGTGACGTTCGCATTTCCTGTCGCCAGACGCGAGCAACGAGTAGACAACCAGCGCCGCGTCAGCTATGGTCAAGGCTCCGCATCGTCTGGTTGGATGGCAAGTTAATGGTATCGTTATCGGTAGGCCGTGGCGAGAAACTGTCCACGAAAGCGGGCGCTGGTCTGACGGCTAAAGGTCGTGCTAAGTATAATGCTGCTACGGGCAGCAAGTTGAAGGCTCCGGCACCTAATCCTAAAACCAAAGCAGACGAAGGCCGTAAGAAGTCATTTTGCGCGCGTATGGGCGGCGTAGTCGCTAAATCAAAGAACGCTGACCGCGCTAAAGCTAGTATGAAGAGGTGGAACTGTGGCAAGTAAGCCTGGGCTATACGCCAACATTCACGCAAAGAAAGCACGCATCGCAGCCGGATCGGGCGAGAAGATGCGTAAGGTTGGGGCCAAAGGTGCGCCAACAGCTAAAGCGTTTGTTAGATCCGCGAAGACAGCTAAAGGAAAACGCTGATGCCGTTAGTTAAGTCTAAGTCAGAGAAAGCCTTTCGTAAAAATGTAGAAGCTGAAATGAAGGCTGGGCACCCTAAGAAACAAAGCGTGGCGATTGCCTACTCTGTTAAGCGTGCAGCGAGCAAGAAAGGCGGCATGAGCAAAGGTAAATCAAGTGGCTGCAAGTGATGTAGTAGGCGCAGGCGAAGTATCTGACAACCCAGACGGCGACCGTCTGGCAACGATGCGTCACCGCTTTACGGTGGCGAGCGCAGCCTATTCAGATAGTAGAGAAGATGAGCTGGACGACTTGCGTTTTATGGCAGGGTCGCCAGATAATGCTTGGCAATGGCCCGCTGACGTGTTGGCGACCAGAGGCGCGGTGCAGGGTCAGACGATCAACGCGCGTCCCTGCCTGACGATTAACAAGCTGCCACAGCATGTCAGGTTAGTAACCAATGAACAGCGACAAAACAGACCCTCCGGCAAGGTCATCCCAGCGGACGATAAAGCCGACGTTGCGGTCGCAGAGATCTTTCAAGGTATCGTTAGACACATCGAATACCTATCCGACGCGGACGTTGCATATGATACCGCGTGCGACAATCAAGTTACCTACGGAGAAGGTTATATCCGAATCCTTACGGAATATTGCCGCGAAGACTCGTTTGACCAAGACCTGAAGATCGGGCGCGTCCGTAACAGCTTCAGCGTTTATATGGATCCAATGATCCATGACCCATGCGGATCAGACGCTGAATGGTGCTTCATAACCGAAGACATTCCTAAAGAAGAATATGAGCGCCTGTATCCAGACGCGCTGCCTATTAGCGTAATGATGTCACAAGGCGTTGGCGATCAGTCACTTAGCATGTGGATGAGCCAGGAAACCGTCCGTATTGCTGAGTATTTTTATATCGACCATCAGAAGAAAACGCTGAATCTTTACCCTGACAATATCACAGCGTTTAACGGATCGCCGCAGGACAAGCAGCTCAAGGCTATGTTCGGCAAGCCGCTGAAGTCCCGCACTAGCGAGCATCGTCAGGTCAAGTGGCTGAAAACGAACGGCTTTGAGGTGTTAGAGGAACGCGACTGGGCGGGTAATTATATACCGGTCATACGCGTGGTGGGCAACGAGTTTGAGGTAGACGGTCAGCTCTACATCAGCGGGCTAGTGCGTAACGCTAAAGACGCGCAACGCATGTATAACTATTGGGTCAGCCAGGAAGCAGAGATGCTGGCGCTGGCTCCGAAAGCGCCGTTTATCGGGTATGGAGGCCAGTTTGAAGGATACGAAACAAACTGGAAAACAGCCAATACGAACAACTGGCCTTACCTCGAAGTCAACCCAGACGTCACCGACGGCGCAGGATCTCCTCTGCCATTACCTGAACGCGCGCAACCGCCAATGGCGCAAACCGGCCTTATCCAGGCCAAAGTGGGCGCTGGGGAAGATATCAAAGCCACCACGGGTCAATACGACAGTTCAATTGGTGCGACCAGTAACGAGAGGACGGGTCGTGCGATTCTGGCTCGGCAAAACCAAGGCGATACATCCACATATCACTACGTGGACAATCTCGCCCGCGCGGTCAGATATACGACAAGACAGCTAGTCGATCTGATCCCTAAGATCTATGATACGGAGCGCGTGGCGCGCATCGTCGGGCTAGACGGCGAAGTGGATATGGTGAAGATCAATCCAAACCAGCCGGAACCAGTGCGCGTCATCAAAGATCCGATCACAGGTCTGGATATTGAGAAGATCTACAACCCGTCGATTGGTATATACGACGTGGTTGTAACGACAGGCCCAAGTTACGCGACCAAGCGCCAAGAGGCGATGGAAGCGATGCAGATGATCTTGCAGACCAACCCGCAGCTCTGGGCTGTGGCGGGCGACCTGTTCATAAAGAACATGGACTGGCCTGGGGCGCAGGAGATGGCGGCTAGGTTCGCTAAGACGCTCGATCCGAAGGTTCTGGATAATACAGATGAGTCGCCAGAAGCGCAGATGATGCGTATGCAAATGAACGACATGGCGAACCAGATGGAGCAGACTGCGGCGCTCGTTCAGCAACTGCAACAGTCGTATGATATGCAGAAACTGGCGATTGATGAGCAGAACACGCAGATCAAGGCGTATGATGCGGAGACAAAACGTCTTCAAGCCATGCAGAGCGGCCTGTCACCTGAACAGATCCAAGACATTGTGATGGGGACTGTCGCGGCGGCAATGGACACAGGTGACATTGTGCCTAGATCGACGCCTATACAACCTCAATTACCGGGATTAGAATAATGAGCTGCGCGGATCTAATAGGACACCTGTTTTTAGCCCGCGATGTGACGCATAGCGTGCATCTGAACACACGATCATATGCGAAACATAAGGCTCTGGGTAAGTTTTATGAGAATATCATCGGTTTAGCCGACGATTTAGCCGAAGCCTACCAAGGCAGACACGGCCTAATCGGGCCGATTACGCTCCATTCAGCCAAGAAAACCAACAATGTGATTGAGTTTCTTGAAGATTCGCTGAAAGACGTTGAAGATATGCGGTATAAGGTCTGTGACAAGGACGATACGGCGATTCAGAACATTATCGACGGTATCGTGGACTTATACCTATCAACACTGTATAAATTGAAATTCCTAGCGTGAGGAAATCATGGCATATGCTCTAAATCTTACGGCCACTTCGCAAGTTAAAATAGGGCTTGCCAAGGTTAAAGGCGTTTTCGTCTCTAGCGGCACAACACCGACCATTGCAATCTATGACTCGGCTACGGCTTCGACCTCAGATCCTGTTGTTGTATCCACTTTTACGAGCGCAGTTCCAAACAATTATCTGTTTGCGCCTGAAGGTGTCACGTTAAGCAAGGGTCTTTATGTTGTCTTAGGCGGCACAAATCCGAATGTGACGATCTTCTACGAGTGACCTAAATGGCCTTTATTTATAATCTTAGTGACACATGGAATGATGCTGCAACTACATGGAACGGCATTAAATTAGCCGTTACCAACACAGGTTCGTCCGCGTCGTCTAATCTGCTTAATTTGACCGTTACAGGGGCCACAACGGCCTCTTTTGTCGTTGATAAGAGCGGTAATTTAGCCCTAAACGGCACTGTCAATAAGGTTACAATAACAGCTCCGGCGACGGCAGCTACCCTTACCCTAGCTGATAACTCAACATTCATCACTTCTGGGGCGTATAGTTCAACTTTTACCTTCTCCGGCACGACCACGCTGACGTTCCCAACCAGCGGCACGGTCACAGCGCTTGGTAACACGACAACAGGCTCCGGCGCTATCGTATTGGCGACCAGCCCGTCACTTACAACGCCTGCGCTTGGTATTCCATCAGCAATTACGCTGACAAATGCGACTGGTCTGCCGATCTCGACAGGTCTGACCGGCACAGGAACAGGAGTTCTTACCGCGCTTGCGGTAAATGTTGGCTCTGCGGGCGCGTTTGTTACGTTTAATGGCGCGCTTGGCACGCCTTCTAGCGGTAATTTGACTAATTGCACAGGTATTACACCAAGCAATATTGGTGGTCTTGGGACAGGCGTAGCGACATGGCTTGCAACGCCATCTAGCGCCAATTTAGCGGCTGCGGTCACTGATGAGACTGGTAGCGGATCCTTAGTCTTTGCAACCAGCCCAACACTTGTCACTCCTGCACTTGGGACGCCATCCTCGGCGACACTGACAAATGCGACGGGATTACCTATTAGCACAGGCGTTAGCGGCCTTGGGACAGGTGTTGCGACGTTCTTGGCGACGCCATCATCGGCGAATCTTGCATCGGCTGTCACGGATGAAACGGGATCTGGGCCTCTAGTCTTCGCAAGCAGCCCGACATTTACCTCACAAGTCACGTTTGGCACGGCTAGTTCGACACGCGGATCGCTTGTTCTCGCTAATACAACTGCCAATACGGTCACGCTGCAATCCTCGAATAGCACCGCAGCGGCTTACACGCTGACGTTGCCAGCGGCTGCACCTATTAACGGTTATTATCTTCAGACCGACAATCTTGGTGTCCTATCTTGGGCGGCAGGTGGTGGCGGTGGTGGTGGCTCTCCTGGCGGTTCAAATACGCAGGTTCAGTTTAATGACGCGGCTACTTTTGGCGGCGCAGCGGCATTTACTTACGACAAAACGACTTACACATTAGGTCTTGGTGTCGCGTCTACAACGACCGGCACGTTTAAGCTGTATAATTCAGCCAGCGCTAACGCCACATCTATACAAGCAGGCAATGCTACGGCAGCGGTTACTTACACGCTGCCAACCGCCGCCCCTGCATCTAATGGCTATGCGCTGACATCAACGACTGCGGGCGTTCTTTCTTGGTCTAATATCGCTGGTATAACGGTTGGAACGACCACTATTTCCAGCGGCACGTCTGGCCGCGTTCTTTACGATAATGCTGGCGTTGTTGGTGAATATCCAACAAGCGCAACGACTGTTGCAAGTAGCGTTGTATTAAGAGACGCTAATGTTAACATAACATCAAATGCTTTTTTTGCAGGAACAACAAGCACAGCGGCTACTGGTGGAACAATAACATTAACCGCAGCTTCTACACCAGTTAATGTCGTTACGGGGTCTGGTGGTGAAACATTCACGCTTCCTGACGCAACTACATTGCCATTAGGCGCAATATTTTCATTCAATAATAATCAGACTAGCGGAACTATCGTTGTAAAGAATACTAGCGCAACGACAATTGCGACGTTCCAATCGGGTGCTTACGGAACAATTGTATTAATTGCTAACGGGACATCTTCGGGAACGTGGGAACCTCATTTCCAAGCGCCAGCTAATGTAAGCTGGTCAACAAATACATTAGATTATCCAGGCTCAATTACCTCTGCGACGTGGAACGGTGTTGCGGTTGCTGTAAATCGTGGCGGCACGGGGCTGACCAGTGGCACGTCAGGCGGTGTTTTATACTACAGCGCGACTGGCACGCTTGCATCTTCTGCGGCATTAGCGGCTAGTTCTATTGTCCTTGGCGGCGGTGCAGGCGCAGCGCCAGCTACGACCACGACAGGCACGGGTGTTGTTACGGCTATTGGCAATGCTGTTAATACGGCAGGCGGTCTGTTAGCTCCTGCGGCAGCTCTCACGGCTAATGCTCTTGTGATCGGCGGTGGGTCAGGCACTGGCCCATCTACGACAACGACCGGCACAGGTATCCTAACCTTCTTAGGCACGCCATCATCAGCTAACTTAGCCACGGCTGTTACCGACGAGACAGGTTCAGGCTCTCTGGTGTTTGGCACATCGCCAACACTGAGCAACCCAACCGTTACCAATTACGTTGAGACTTACTACAACATTGGCACGGTCACATCGTCAACGACGATCAATCTTGCCAATGGCACGTTCCAGAACTTGACACTGACATCGGCTACGGCTCTAACGGTCACAATGCCGACAGCCACCGCAGGTAAATCTTTCATTCTGATCGTTCGTCAGCCTGCCTCTGGCACGGCTACAACGGTGACATTTACCAGCGTCAAATGGCCTGCAAGCACCGCTCCGACGATCACGGCTACACTTAGCCGCGCTGACATTATCTCGTTCTTCTCAGACGGCACGAACTGGTATGGCTCGGCTGTCCAAAACTTCGCACCGTAATGTTTTCATCTAAAGATCTTTTCTTCACACCAACATCTGGCGCTTACACGGTCAGTAAAAGTCTACGTTTTCGTTCAAGCGCGACGGCGTATTTAAACAGAACGCCCGCTTCCAATGGAAACACGAGTAAATTTACGTTTTCTTGTTGGGTTAAAAGAGGAACTATTGGTTCTGGAATAGCGTCACCTTTGTTTGGGGCTTATAACGGAACTGTAAGTAACGCCACTGACGATGCTATTTTAATTAATGGCGATACTTTTACAATATGGAGCAAAGGTGGCGTAACTGGGTCTGGCGGTTGGTATAGAAACACTACAGCCGTTTTGCGAGATCCAAGTGCTTGGTATCATTTGCAAGTATATTTTGATACTTCGCAGAGCACTGATGCAACAAAATTGCGTATGTATATTAATGGTGTTGAGCAAACAGCTTATTCGGCAGCGGGAACTATTGCTGGATTTAACTATTTGAATACAACAAATCCGCAAAGAATTGGACAAGATAACGGATCTGGGGGCCCATTTTATTTAGATGGCTACTTAGCCGAAGTAAATTTCATTGACGGCCAAGCATTAACGCCAAGCTCATTCGGCGCATACGATACAAACGGCGTCTGGCAACCTATTGCTTATACTGGCTCTTACAGCGGAACCAACAGTTTTTATTTAAAGTTTACAACTGTCGGCGCGACATCGGGCAGCAATACAGGCTACGGCCAAGACTTTTCTGGTAACGGAAACTACTGGACGACGAATAACTTCGGCACCACGTCCACGGCCACAACATACGACTCGATGCTGGACTCGCCAACTAATGCGGCTGGCGACATCGGGAATTATCCTGTATTAAACCCGATTAACGGGAACAGCGGGACATTTTCAGCGGCTAACTTACAATTTGTTGGGCCTACTAATTGGTCGTGCGTTCCATCTACCATATTAATTCCATCTACAGGGAAATGGTTTGTAGCCGCGACGCTTACGGGATCGGCTTCTGGTAATACAAGTGGCGGCGAATACGCTTATCTTGGTGTAGCACCACCAACTGTATCTAAAACGGCAGCATACAATAGCGCTTTAGGTTTATGGGTCGGCGATACTGGATGGGTGTATAATTTTAGCGCTACAGGCAGCAATTCAGGTAGCAGTTTCAGTGTTAATAATGAAGTATTGGTTGCTGTAGATAGAGACGCCAACACATACGCAATTTATAAGAATGGGTCATCGGTAGCTACTGGAACTATTGGAACTACATCTGGCGCAGACTTAATGTTTGTGTATGGGTCGTATTCCTCGTCATTTGGTCAGATGGCTATAAATTTTGGTCAGCGACCACTAGCTAATGCTGCACCATCCGGCTTCTCTGCGCTAAACACCCAGAATCTGACCACACCGACGATCACCAACGGCGCGCAGAATATGGCGGCGGTGACTTATACGGGTAATGGAACGGCGAGCACGTCAATTACGGCGTCAAGCACAAATAGTGGAAATAACCCTAATAGCACAACATTTCAGCCAGACCTCGTATGGATCAAATCACGGTCGGCTGCGACAAATAATAACTTGTTTGACAGCGTTAGGACAGCGACAAATTATCTTATTTCAAACACTACGGCGGCTAATGCGACTAATGCCAATACACTAACCGCTTTTAATAGCAATGGGTTTACACTTGGAACAGATGCTTCTTCAATAGGCGTTAACGTAAACGCAGCTACTTATGTGGCTTGGGAATGGTTAGCTAATGGTTCTTCAACTACAAGCGGCACCGGCACCGGCGGAATAACTAGCGTAAGCTATTCGGTTAACCAAACTGCCGGATTTAGTATGGTTTATTACACTGGATCTGGCACAAATGGCACCGTCACACACGGGCTTAGCACCGCTCCTAATTTGATAATAGGCAAAAAACGAAGTTCTACGGGCAGTTGGCAAGTGTATCATTCTGGTATTAGCGGAATGGCTGGCGGTTATATAATTATTAATGGGACTAGCGGTTTTACTAGCGGCACGTCTACAATTTGGAATAACACCGCGCCAAATGGAACTACGTTTAGTTTAGGAACTGACACTGATTTGAACGCCAGCGGCGCAACAAACGTGGCGTATTGTTGGACGCCTATTAGCGGGTTCAGTTCCTTTGGCAGCTACACGGGCAATGGTTCGGCAGACGGCGTATTTGTATACACGGGATTTAGACCTCGTTATTTATTTATGAAGAGAACTGACAGCAGCGGAACAAGTTGGTGGCAAGTCGATACTTCTTGCAATCCTTATAATGTCGCCAGTGGCGGTTTAACATTAAATACATCAGACGCCGAAAGTTCCGGCAACACTTGGTGCGATTTCTTATCAAATGGATTTAAAATAAGAACCTCATCAGTAGGCGTAAACGCTTCTGGCGGCACTTATATATACGCAGCCTTTGCCGAAAATCCCTTTAAAATCAGTAGGGCACGATAATGTTTTTACTTGACGGACGCACACTTCAACTGGACACGCCATTTGAGGCTAATGGCACTCAATACCCTGCGAACTGGCTGCGGCTGGCAAGTCCAGAAGACCGCGCGGCAATTGGCATTACGGAAGTCGTTGAACAGCCACGGCCTGACGACCGCTTCTATTGGGTCAGTGGGCCAGATAATAATGGCGACTACACTGCCATCCCTAAAGATCTAGCAACCCTCAAAACTACTTGGACAGCTCAGTTCAAGCAGACGGCCTGGTCAATGCTTTCAGGATCCGACTGGATGATCGTCCGTAAGTCTGAAGATGGCACCGCCGTTCCGGCTGACTGGACATCCTATCGTGAAGCTGTGCGGACAACCTGCCAGTTAGCAATCACAGATCTGGAAGCAACCACAGATATTAATGCGTTCATTGCGTCAGTAACGAGCGTTCAATGGCCCGTCAATCCTGTTGACGTTCCACCCACTCAAGAGTAATAATACCCGTTACCGACTAGCCGGATAGCTAGGAAGATAGGAGGTCGCGTGAGCGACGAGGATCTCGCTACAGCGGAGATAAGCACCGCGCCCGAGTTGGAAGCTACGGTGGCCCCAACGACTGAGGAAAATAAGCCGGAAGAACAACCGCTCGAAAAGATGTTCACTCAAAAAGAGTTGGACGCTCTGATCGACAAGCGGTTTCGCAAAGAGAAGCTGAATGCGGCTAAAGCAGCCCAAGAGTTAGCTCAACTTCAGGCAGAATTGCAGGCTAAAGCTGCGACTCCGCCAGCGCCAGATGACTTTGAGAACGCTCAAGCCTATGCGGAAGCACTGGCAGAGCAAAAAGCTCAACAGCTTCTAGCGCGAAGAGAAGCAGAGCGACAACAAACGGCTGTTCTTGAGGCATATCAAGAGCGTGAGGAAGATGCTCGGAGTAAGTATGATGACTTTGAACAAGTTGCATACAACCCAAATCTACCAATAACGAACGATATGGCTCGGGTGATTCAAGAATCTGAGATTGGCCCTGAAGTGATTTATCACCTCGGATCCAACCCAAAAGAAGCTTATCGCATAGCCAACTTACCGCCGATCTTGCAAGCAAGAGAAATTGGGAAGCTCGAGGTTAAATTGACCGCAGAGCCACCAACTAAACGCACTTCAACTGCGCCAGCTCCGCTTGCTCCTGTTACAACTACTCGGTCAAGCTCCGGCCCAAGATATGATACGACAGACCCTAGGTCTACAAAGTCGATGTCAACATCAGAATGGATTGAAGCCGACAGGTTGCGACAGATCAAGAAGTTGGAAGCGCAAAACCGTAGGTAATTAAATCATGTCTAACTCGATTTTAACAATCGACATGATTACTCGCAAGGCTCTTGAGATCCTTGAGAATAGTCTTGTCCTCACACGCACTGTAAACCGTCAGTATGACGACTCTTTCGCTGTAGAAGGCGCTAAGATCGGCTCGACCCTCCGCATCCGTCTTCCTGACCGTGCATTGGTCACGGACGGCGCTGCCCTTCAGGTTCAGGACGACAACGAGCAATACACCACGCTCACTGTTTCCAGCCAGAAGCACATCGGCGTGAACTTCACGACCGCCGAACTCACGATGCAGTTGGACGACTTCGCTGAACGTGTTCTGAAGCCTCGTATTTCGCAGCTCGCGTCTTCTATCGACGCCGACGTTGCAAACAGCTTCAAATACATTGGCAACTCGGTCGGCACCCCAGGCACAACGCCTGCTACGTCGCTCGTCCTGTTGCAAGCTCAGCAAAAGCTCAACGAGAACGCTGCGGTCATGCAGCCTCGCTATGCCACTGTTAACCCAGCCGCTAACGCTGCGTTGATCGAAGGCATGAAAGGTCTGTTCAACCCTGTTTCAGCTATCTCGAAGCAGTTCAAGAACGGTATGTTTGGTGAAGGCATCCTCGGCTACGACGAGCTGAATATGTCTCAGTCAATCAAACAGTTCACGACCGGCTCACGCGCTGGCACCGTAACTGTTAGCACGACTGTCACGGCTGAAGGCTCAACCAGCATCGTTCTGACGGGTCTTGGCTCGACGATCATCAAAGCTGGCGACGTGTTCACCATCGGTAGCGTCTTCGCTGTCAACCCACAGACCCGTGAGTCAACCGGCTCGCTGTATCAGTTCGTTGCTCTTGCTGACGTTACGGCGTCAACAACCGCTACGGTCACTGTTCCTGCGATGTATTCGGCTTCTCAGGCTCTCGCTACGGTTGACGCTCTGCCGGTTTCCGGCGCGGCTGTCACGTTCCTCGGCGCTGCTTCTACGCAGTATCCACAGAACTTGATCTATCATCGTGACGCGATCAGCTTCGCCACCGCCGACCTTCTGCTTCCGCAGGGCGTCGATATGGCTAGCCGTCAGGTTCACAATGGCATTTCGCTCCGCGTTGTTCGTCAATACGACATCAACAACGACCGTCTGCCTTGCCGTATTGACGTGCTCTATGGCTACAGCGTGATTCGTCCGCAGATGGCCGTTCGCCTTTGGGGCTAATTAGGTGGGCCTTTAGGCCCATCTTTTTTCCTATCTTTTTTGGAGTTTAACCCATGACAACTACTCAGAACGCGGCTTATCCGCTTGAGACGTTTGGCCCTTACGGCGCTATTCCGCAGGGCACTGGCGGCTATCAATTTTCGGCAGGTGATCGCGGCGAACCATTGCTCCGCGCACAGGCAGCTTCGGCTGATCTGACCGGCGCAACTGTTACGATTACGGCGGCTAATCTTTCCGCTGGTATCGTGACGATTGATTCTGGCGGAACAGACGCTGGCACCTACACGTTCCCAACAGGCGCGTTGATCGACGCCGCTTTCCCAAGCGTCGCTGTCAACACTAGCTTTGACGTTAGCTTTATCAACATTGGCGACAATGCTGCTAACGACGTGACGTTTGGCGCTGGCACGGGCAACAGCATCGTAGGCAGCGCGGTTCTTATCGACAACGCTACGACGACAAATGCCTCATCGGCTATCTTCCGTTTCCGTAAAACAGGCACGGCTGCATACTCGATCTACCGCATCGCATAACTAGGGTGGGCGCAAGCCCACTCTTTTTTAGAGGACATCTCCATGCCAAACACCAAAGCAGTTGGTGTTGCTTTTTCTGATCCTGAACTCGTAGCTGGCACAACCATCACGGGCGCAACGATCACTGGAGCGACGCTGGACTCTACAACCAAAGTTCTCTCTAATATCTACACTGGCTATTCTGAGAGTCAGCAAGGCGCGACGATTGCGGTTACTACCGGCGGAACCAACGATGTTTTCCTTATCGTGGCCTCTGCGGGTGTTCTTACCTCGGCGCTCTTTTCTGGCGTAGACGCTCTGGCTACTAGTGACACGAACTACATCACGTTCAGCATTACCAATCTTGGTCAGGCTGGCGCTGGTTCAGCGGCTATGTTGGCGGCTACTGACGCTAACACGACCAAAGCAACGGGCGGTTCTGCGATTGTTGCTAATGGCAAGCGCTCTTTGACGCTCAACGGCACCGCAGCCAATCTGGTTGTTGCTGATGGTGATCGTCTGCGTATCCGCGCTACGGTTTCTGGAACGCTTGCTAACACCGTTACATTCCCTGTTTATAATCTGGAATTTTCGGTATCTTAATATATAGCGGCCTACGGGCCGCTGTATTTCTTTAGAAAGTAACCAATGGCTGTTATTTATTTGAAACACCCCGAACATGGGGTTAAAGTGGCGTGTCTCGACCTAGAGGCCGAAGCCGATATTGAGAACGGCTGGGAGAGGTTCGACCCAAATGACGACATACAGTGCCTTCGATCAGATATGCGGAGCGTTGAGGCTCCTAGGAGTGTTAGCCGAAGGCGAAACGCCCTCGTCAGAGACAGCGAATGACGCGCTTTATGCGCTGAACCAAATGATCGACAGTTGGGATACCGAACGATTAGCGGTGTTCTCAACTCAGGATCAAGTATTTGACTGGCCGTCAGGTGAGAGCACACGCTCCCTTGGCCCAACCGGCGACTTTGTGGGCGAGCGCCCCGTGTTGCTGGACGATGCAACTTATTTCCGCGATCCACAGACCAACGTGTCTTACGGAATCAAGTTTATCAATCAACAACAATATGATGGCATTGCTGTTAAGACGGTAACGTCAACTTATCCACAGGTCATGTTCACCAACATGACTTATCCGAACATCGAAATGGTCATTTATCCAGTGCCGTTGCGGCTCTTGGAATGGCATTTTATTTCCGTTGAACGACTGACGCAGCCAGCGACACTGGCGACGGCGATTCTTTTCCCGCCCGGCTATCTGCGCGCTTTCCGTTACAACTTGGCCTGCGAATTAGCTCCTGAGTTTGGTATCGAGCCATCGCCGATGGTTAGCCGCATCGCTATGTATAGCAAGCGCGATCTGAAGCGCATCAATAACCCTGACGACATTATGGCTCTGCCTTACAGCATCGTCGGCACACGTCAGCGCTATAACATCTATGCGGGCAACTACTGATGGTCGCAACGCCTATCCTTGGCTCTAGTTATGTCACCCGCAGCCCAAATGCGGCTGACAATCGCATGGTTAATTTATTCCCTGAAGTTGTGCCTGAAGGCGGTAAACAGGCCGCGTGGCTTCAACGCGCGCCAGGACTGCGCTTTCTTCAGACCCTTGGCGCGGGGCCGGTTCGTGGGCTTTGGACGTTTAACGGTAAAGCCTTTGCTGTATCTGGCACGTCGCTCTATGAGATTGACACTGACTGGAACATAACCAATCGCGGTGCTATTGGCACGTCTGGTAACGGTCAAGTCAATATGACCGATAACGGCACGCAGATGTTTATCGCTGCGGGCGCGTATGGATATGTCTACGATAGCGTCACGAATGTTTTAACGACGCTAACGACTGACTTTTACGGCGCTGTTGGTTGTGGATTTTTGGACGGTTGGTTTGTGTATAACCAACCAGATAGTCAGATTTTCTGGGTCTTGGATTCGACCGGCACAACGATTGATCCGCTCTACTTCGCCAGCGCTGAAGGTTCACCTGACAATCTTGTTACGCTGATCGTCGATCACCGCGAAGTCTGGCTATTTGGCGAAAACTCAGTTGAGGTCTGGTATAACGCCGGACTACCTGACTTTCCTTTGGCACGCATCCAAGGCGCGTTTAACGAAATTGGCTGTCTTGCAGCTTACTCAGTCGCCAAGCTCGACAATGGTCTGTTCTGGCTCGGCGCGGACGCGCGCGGTAACGGTATCGTCTACCGCTCAAAAGGCTACTCCGGCGAGCGCGTTTCGACCCATGCGGTTGAGTGGCAGATCCAGCAATACGCTAGTTTGTCCGACGCTGTGGGTTACACCTATCAACAGGACGGCCATAGTTTCTACGTTTTGAACTTCCCCAACGCTGACACGACATGGGTCTATGACGTGGCGACTGGCGCATGGCACGAGCGCGCTGGGTGGGAAAATAATGACTTTACCCGCACTCGCGGTAACTGTCAGATGAACTTCAACAATGAGATCGTCATCGGCGACTATCGCACAGGCGAGATCTTTGCATATGATCTTAACGTCTATTCCGAATCTGGCGCTATTCAAAAATGGCTGCGCTCATGGCGTGCTCTACCTACAGGCCAGAACGATCTGAACCGCTCGACGCAACATAGTCTTCAGCTCGATTGTCAGGCAGGTGTAGGTCTTTCGGGTTACAGCCAAGAGGAAGTCAATGATATTATTTATATTTATGACCGCGCACATGATTTTATTCTTGACCGCGCTGGGTCTGCTTTAAAAATCCGCGACTATGCACAATACACAGTTACAATCGGCGCGGATCCACAAGTTATGCTGCGCTGGTCTGACGATGGCGGACACACTTGGTCTAACGAGCATTGGAAGTCTATGGGTCAAATCGGCCGGACAGGCTACCGCACGATCTGGCGGCGGCTTGGCATGACGATGAAACTCCGCGATAGAGTCTACGAAATATCGGGCACGGATCCTGTTCAGATCGCCATCATGGGAGCTGAATTGCATGTGAGTCCGACCAATGCCTAACCTAGTCGATAATAACACCCAGCTCCCCGCAGCCCGCGTCAGAATGAATGATGACGTTACAGGCTTCGTTAATCGTCCGTGGTATCGTTGGTTTTTTAATACATACCAAGCGCTTGAAGCTGGGCGACGATATGGATCTTTTTATAGCACTGTAACGCAGACGGCGGCGGCTATTAATACCGGCTACGGTATGACGTTTAACACTACGGGGTCTAACTATGGCGTCTATGTTGGCACAACGACATCGCAAATTTTTGTAGATAATACAGCTACATATAACATTCAGTTCACAGCGCAACTTAGCAATACCGCCGTTACGGCGCAAAATATCTATACTTGGCTTCGCGTTAATGGCACTACTTCTACTTCAGCCGCTAAAATCCTAGTCGCGGCAAGTTCTACGGCTGCCGCTGTCGCTGCGCAAAATTTCGTGATAACCCTCACCGCAGGCGATTACTTTGAGATTATGTGGTCAACAGACAACACAGGTGTTAGATTGTCCGCAGTTGCCGCATCTAGTCCTGTCCCCGCCATCCCTTCGGTCAGTTTGACCGTAACAAGTTCTGTAGGTGTCTAAATGGCTGTTGTAACGCCCACCGCAAAAGCTCAGTTTATTGACGCCGCAGGCGTCCCGCTTGCAGGCGGATTTCTCTATACTTATGAGGCTGGCACCACCACGCCGCAGGCGACTTATACGGACTCGACCGCCGCCACGGCTAATAGCAATCCGATTGTGTTGGACTCACGCGGCGAAGCAAATATCTGGCTGTCGTCATCTAACTATAAGTTCAAACTTACCGACGCAAACGGCACTGAGATCTGGACGGTCGATAATATCGCCGCACCTTCCACGGCCCTGTCGCCGGTCTTTACCAGTAACGTCACGATCTCGGCTAATACGTCTGGCCCTGCGCTTCTCGTTACGCAGACAGGCGCAGGCGCAGCGATCAGAGTTCAAGACAGCGCGGATCCTGACGCATCGCCCTTCGTTGTTGATACGGCAGGTCAGGTAGGTATTGGCACTGCAACGCCAGGAAATGCGTTAGACATCGCAGGCGGCACGTTTCAAATCTCATCGGCTGGCGGAACGTCTCGAACGACCATATCGGCTGATTCGACCGACTCAATTTTTGCTGCGTCTGACGACCGTAATTTTACGGTTAAAACTAACGCCGCAACACGCCTTACAATTAACTCTACAAATGCTACGTCAACCGTTCCTGTCGTGCTTCCGGCTAATCCAACAACGTCGCTTCAAGCGGCGACTAAAGGATACGTCGATCTAGGCTCACCCGCTGGTATCGTCGCACCTTTTGCTGGCACATCAGCGCCGTCAGGCTGGTTGGCTTGTAATGGTGCCGCTATATCGCGTGTCGATTATGCAACCCTCTTTGCCGCTATCGGCACGACATGGGGCGTGGGCAACGGATCAACGACGTTCAACGTGCCAGATCTTCGCGGCACATTTTTACGCGGCACAGGCACTAACGGCACTTATGGCACCGCTGTCGGTCAGGCTGTCGGCACTTATGCAGCGGATACATATCTGAACCATAGCCATACCGCGACGGATTCAGGTCATACACATGGGTATTGGTATCCTACAGCTACTGGCGCGCAATCTGGTAGCAGTACACAATGTTATATTCAAGCTACACCTACAAATGATAAAGTAACAGCCACAGGTAACGCCAATATCACCGTAGCCACATCTACGACCGGCGACACGGAAACAAAGCCAAAGAACTATGGCGTGCTATACATCATCAAGACCTAGTATTATAGTGAGGCATTATGGATCCGTTCACACTAGCCCTTTTAGGAAGCACCGCAGCAAGCGCGCTTAGTAGCGGGGCTGGCTATGCGGCTTCACAACGTGCGGCTGGCACACAGGCCCAAGCCGCTCAACAAAGCGGCATGTTGGGCTACATCGCTCAACAGCAAGCGCTTGAAGAGGCTCGTCGTAGAACGCAACAGGGCGTAGACGCAAGCCGTGAGTTTTACGGCAAAGGCCGTGAGGATCTTCTAGCTCAAGGCCGCACAGGCGCTGAGACAGCCAGAGAATTTTACGGCAAAGGTGTAGCGGCTCAAGAGCCTTATACGACCGCAGGCGCAGGCGCGACAAACCAACTTGCACAACTGTATGGCGTAGGCGGCGACTATACCCGTATGCCGACGCTCGAAGAACTTCAGATGGATCCTGGCTATGCGTTTCGCACCAAGATGGGCGAACAGGCCATGCTCAATATGGCGCGGGCAGGCGGCACGGCTGGATCTGGCGGCGCACTAAAAGCTAGTATTCGTTACGGTCAAGAAGCTGGCAGTCAAGAGTATCAGAACGCATACGCGCGATTTATGGAGAACCGTCTTAGGGCTACGCAGGGTCTTGAAGGATTAGCCGGTCGCGGCGCAAGCGCAGCGGGAACAGTATCGCAGCTCGCTGGCACAATGGGCGGTCAGCTATCTGGCAATCAATTTAATCTTGGCTCTAACCTCGGCACGATGGCAACTAATGCGGGCAACACAGTTGCAGGCGCTTACACAGGCGCTATTCCAACGATGGCGGGGCTCACGTCGGCTAACCCATACGGGCAGGCGATGGAGAATGTCGGGCAGGCTAGAGCTTCTGGTTATGTCGGCGGCGCATCAGCGTTGGGGCAAGCTCTGCAAGGCCCAGCTAATGCTATGCTTGCGTATAACATGATGGATCGGTTCTCGCCTCAAGGGCCTTCTGGATCATATCAATTTGGCGGGCAAAACGTCCCTTATTTTAATAGGTGATATAAATGCCAGTAGATTACACGATTGCAGCCCGCAACGCGCAATTAAACAACACGCCTAATGACTTTACCAACATGCTGGCGCAATACCAGATGATGGGATCGCGCGCTCAACAAAATGAGCTGGCGCAGCTTCAAATGCAAAAATTGCAGCAAGAACAAGACCGACAGAATGCATTAGCTGGCGTATTAGGCGGTCAAAACTTTAATCTTATGTCGCCTCAAGCGGTCAACCAAGTTGGACGTTATAACCCTGAATTAGGCATTAACATTTCTAACGCTCTTAGAAGCCAACAGCATTATGGGGCGATGGAAGATATTGCGCGCCGCGCAGAAGAAGCAAAAGAGCCTTTGTATGAAGCGCAGACAGCGCACGCGCTAAAACAATATGACGTTGAAAAGATTAAAGAAGACCATGACTATCTTGAAAGTCTAGATGATAGGCTTATCAAAGCCGCGAATTCTGCGAATCCTCAGAAAGCGTTAGACGCAATCAGAGAAGAGGCAGGTAAAAAGCACGCGGAGCTATTAAATTTTATTCCTGAGAAAGCCGACCGCCGCTCGTTATATATGACCGCGTTAAAAGCATCGGACATACGCGAGCAATTAAAGCCTATGATGTCAAAGGTAGGCGGCGAGGAGGTGTTGGTTACGCCAGCGTTTGGAACTGCGCGGCGTCCTGTTCAAGAACTTGGCCCATCAATGGATGAGATGTCCACGCCGCCAATTAAAGCGACTGGGCCTAAAATGACAGACCGCGCCACACAAGGCGCGCCGTTGAGCATGCAGCCTGAAGAAGCCATTCAAATGCGGATGAGGCGCGATCAACAAGTGTATAATACCGCGCCGTTTGGTAAAGGCGATGAAGCTGTTGGCAAAATGCACTTTTATGATACGATTAGTGATATTGGTAAAACTTTCAAAGATCTTGCGGTCGCTGGCGGCATAACTATTCCTGGCGAAACTACGGAAGAAGCGTTAAAGGTTATTTATAATAAGTCAGCCTTTAGCAATTTATTCCAGAAACTCGATGCATCTAAGCGCCGTGACTTGGTTAGCTTGTTGGAAACGCAAATCATTTCCGCAGTGCCTCAATTAGCGCAATCAGCGGGACTTCAGAACAAACAATTTGATACGGAAAAAGAAGCTGAGAACTTGCGTAAGTCTTTTGGCGATCCAAACGATCCTGAATCAATACGCTCGGCGTTCCTGAAACTAAATAACTTGAACAAACTTTTCGGTACAGGCGTAGATATCTTTAACCCTGAAGCTGAATCAAAAGGTCTTCTTGGTATTCGACGCGGCGTTGAAGGCCGCGCTACACCGGTAGATCGTGCAGCCATAGTCGATTCAATATGGGGCGTTAAAAAATAATGGACATTTACGGGAAGATAGAAGCCTCTCGTAAAGCAGGCTTAACCAACGCAGAGATCAGCGAAATATTATTGTCTCAGCCTGAAGCGGAAGAGTCCCGTAAAGCCGGCATTACTGATGTTGAATTGCTTCAACATTTTGGTCTGTCTGAACAACCATCAGAAGCAATCCCAGCTCCACGTAAAGAACAGACTTATGCGTTTGGTATCGTGCCTCAAGAAGGCGAGATCCCAGATATTGCCAAGCTAGGACTACGCGGTGCAGAGACTGTCGCGCGTATGACCGCAAGCGCTCCAGCAAGCGCCGGCAAAGCTATTGCGGGTCTTTATGACGTTGTGACCAATCTTCCGAATGCGGCTGCAACAGTTAAAAACGCGTTGGGCGGCGATCCAAACGCTAAGAAAGATATCGCTGATTATCTGCGCGGTATTAAAGGCGGACTGATAGAGCGTTACGGCAGTCTAGAACGTATCAATAAGACCATTGAAACTGATCCTATCGGCATGTTTATGGATCTTGCGGGTATAGCTGAAGGCGGCGCTGGTATGGCTCGTCTTGGCGGCGCTGTGCGAGAGACAGGGCGTCTTGCTGAACAAGGCGTGTTAGGCGGCGCAGGAACGGCAGGGCGCATAGCACGCGCTGGCGCGCAAGAAGCTGCGCCTTTGGCTGAAGCTGCGCGAGCTATCAATGTCGTCAACCCGCTTACAGTAGCTGGTCAAGCGGTTGCAGCTCCTATGCGCTTGTCCCAACCAGCGTATAGCTTTGCGCGTAATATGATGGCTCCGCGCTACGCGACATATCTTGCAGCCGCTGAAGGCCGCGCACCAGAGTTAATTTCTCAGTTGCAATCTCCAGCTAATATGCTTGTTCCTGGCTCTGTGCCTACCGCAGCTCAAGCCGCTGCGCCACTAGGTATGACGCGCTTCTCCGCGTTAGGCGAAACCTCCCGCGCTATCTTACCAACAGAATATGCTGCGCGTGCAGCCGAACAAAACGCAGCGCGCGTTGCGTCGCTACAAAAGATATCAAAGACGCCTCGTACACTGGCGGGTAATATTAAACGCCGTACGGACACGACAGACGCGATGTATGAGCAAGCCAAAGATGCTGGCGACATTGTTGATCCAGATCCATTGGTAAGCCACATAGACGCGGTCATCGAAGAGAACGCTGGTAATCCTAGACTTGTTAAAGAGTTCCAGCGCGCCAAGAAAAGCTTGATGTCTGGAACTGACGAGAGCGGTGCTCCGACATATCACACTGACGCGCGTGTAGTTGCGTCTGTCATTGATGGTCTTAAAGGCACGCTCGAAAACAAAAAGAATAAATATATTACGCGTCAATTGTTAGAGCTTAAAGGTAAATTTATCGAGGCGATTCCTGGCTACAGCGAAGCTGAAGCTCAGTTTGCGACGATGAGCCGGCCTATTAACAGAATGCAGCTCGGCAAGTTGCTAATAGACGAGCTGCAAGCAACTATGGGCGAGGAAGCGCCCCAGCGTGCGGCTGCATTTGTAGGTGCGGTAAAAGAAGCTGCGCCTTTAATACGCGAAGCGACAGGCATGAAATATATCACTAGCCTGAAGCAGATTTTAACGCCTAGAGAATTTAAAAGCGTCAACGCGATTGTTGCGGATCTTCAGCGTGAAGCCAAAGCTGTCCGCGAAGGTCGTTTAGCGCGTCAAGCTGGCCCAACAGCGGCTGACGTTACGGCTGAAGGCGGTGCGCCGCCTCGTTTCAACTGGTTTAACAGACTTAATAGTTTTGTTAATAAAGTAATGGAGAAAGCCGAAGGTAAGATTAACCGTCGCATGGCGATAAAAATAGCCAAGGAAATGCTTGACCCTCAACAAGCCGCGCAAGCTCTTCAACAGGCGTTAGATTACAGCGCGCAGACTGAAAAGCGTACGGCGGCGTTAGGAGAAAAAGCTAAACGCATACAGGCTGCGGCTAATAAACCAGCGTTGACTGGTGCAGTGGCAGCGCAAAATGCCTTTACGCAGAATCAAGTAAACCAGAATGCGATGGCGAGATGACACCAATGGCTGAGTATCAAGTATTTTTTGATGTGGCCGTTGGAATCATCGGCGTCCTAGGCGGATGGGTATTGAATACCGTCTGGGGCGCTGTCAAAGATTTGCAAGAAGCCGATAAGGATCTGGCCGATAAGGTCGCCGCTATCGAGGTTCTTGTAGCAGGGCGCTACGTTACCCGCGATGAAT